TTAGATTATTCTATGGGTAAGGAATTGCTTGGGGTCTTACATAAGTATGAAGCCCTTATCCGTAGAGGTAGAACCCTGACTCCTCCAGCCTTACTGACAAGACAAGCCACAGTGGATCTAGAGGTTGCTGCAACAGTCTCATTCCACTTAGCCCATCTTGAATGGACAGTCCAACAGGATTGGTTGGAGGATTTTGCGGGACAGATAAAGGAACTCCATAGTAAAGGTATGGCTACTAATAAGAAGTTCATAGAGAAGCCTAGAAGAATACCATGTCCTACTGATGAGTGTAGAGCACATATAGTTATTGATATAGAGAATCTCTTGGCTGGTGTTAGATGTCATAAATGTCGTACATCATGGACATTGTATAGACTATTAGCCTTGGCTATGAATAATCCTAATAGAACCTTTTGGTTAGATGTAGAGGCTATATGTATGTGGATGAACCTATCTAAGATAGATCTTAATAAGATAGTTAGAGAACATAATATACCAATGAAGCATGGTCTATATGATATCTCTGCTATTGCTAAGGCAAGGAGTTTACTTTGACATCATTGACAATATCGTGTATAATGTATAGTGACAGTGCAGAGCCTACCCAAAATCAGGAGGAGGCCAAACATGGATGATATATTACAATCCATTAAAGAACATCTACTTATAAAAGTCAAAGCAATCAACGCATTAGGTAGCCAATTAAATGGTTATGGTATGCAGTTATTAGTCATTGATATTATTAATGATCTAGATAATTTTGACGGGATAGATAAAGATACCAATAACCATAAGGATAACAATGTTTAGTATGTCTATGAGTATAGGTCCAGTCAATGTTCAGATAGATACAGATGAGAGATTATCATTTGATGCTATAGATTCCCTAATGAATAGAGGAGCAGCAACTGTATTAACTTTGTTTGACACTCACCTAGGTAGTGTAGTCAAGTATGAGAATTATGATAATGATATAGACTGTGATGAATGCTCAGCAATTCCAGAAGAATTAGATTAATTAGATATAAGGTTTAATAAATGAAATTTAATCGTCCATGTTCAGGGTGCGGCATACTGGTCAGAGATTCTAGATGCAAGGCATGTGCCAGACTACAGCAGGCACGAAACCCAAGACGAAGACATAATCAATATGATTACGAATGGCAGAAAATGTCAAAACTTGCAAGGACTCTCCAGCCATATTGCACAAAATGTTTTAGTACCCAGGACCTCACGGCAGATCATATCCTTTCAATTGCACAAGGTGGATTAAATACACTTGATAATATAAGTGTTCTCTGTAGAAAATGTAACAGTTCTAAAGGTTAATTAATTTAGCATAGGGGAAACCACCCATGCCACCCTCCTGGCAACACTCCGTATAGGGTAAATTCTGAGCGTGATTAATTCTTCCTTACCCTGGCTGCCCCTTCCTGTATAATATAGCAATATTATCAGATTTGGACATTTGGACAAATTTTGTCAACCATGTTGCAAAAAGGAATTCGTAGAAAAGGAAAAAACCAAAAATGGCACAACCAACGGCTGGAAGGCCACCAAAGCCTAATGAACTCAAAAGATTGATGGGAAACCCTGGAAATCACCCTTTGCCTGATTTAAATGTGATTACGCATTTGCCAATGGCTAAAGAAATACCAGCACCACCAGAAAATCTCAAAGATTCTGGATTAGATTTATGGAATCGTGCTTGGGGCATAGCCATTACTTGGCTTAGTCCTGTTAGTGATATTGAGTCAGTTAAGAATGCAGCAAACCTTGCTGATGCAAATGAAGCAGCGAGAGAGCGTTATATGATTTCTACAGAGCCTGCAGATGCCAAAGCATATGTGGCAATTAATAAAGCATTTACAGATGCTCTGACCTCACTGGCATTTGATCCAGTTTCAAGGTCTCGTTTAGGAGTTGCAGAGGTACGAGCAGCAACTTCAATTGATAAATTGTTAGAAAAACGACAGAATCGTGCAAAAGTGATTTTTGAAGAAGAAGACATAAACCAAGGGGCTGTATATGAACCAAGTAACACTTAACGACATAGGAACACCAGAAGACTTCCTAAGAGCAATAGATGAATCAATGAAGGAGTACTTTGTTGGTGATATTGTCACAGGAACAGTTGTTCAAATTGATCGTGAAGGCATACTCCTAGATATTGGCTGTAAGAGTGAAGGCCATATCCCAAAGAAGGAGATATCTGCCAAGAGGATATTTGATATTGAGGATGTTGTCTCAATAGGCCAGGTTTTACAGGCAACTGTAATAGGCCTAGATGACGAAGGCTATGTTCTATCTACTAAAGAGGCAGAGGTTGAGATTCTATGGAACTCTGTTGAGGCCATATGGAACTCAGAAGACAAATTGGTATCTGGTGAAATTACTAGAATTGTCAAAGGTGGCATGATAGTAGATATTGGCCTAAGAGCATTTTTGCCAGCATCACAATTCCATGTTGATAAGACAGAAGACCTGGCTAATTATGTTGGCCAAATTGTAGATGCCAAGATCATTCAGTTTGATAGAGCAAAAGGCAATATTGTTATTTCACGAAGAGCCCTTATTGAGAATGATCAAAAGGAAGATAAGAAGATTCAATTTAGTAAGTTGGAAATAGGCCAGGTACATACAGGCAAGGTTTCAGGTATTACTAACTTTGGAGTATTTGTTTCTCTTGGCCTAGTATCTGGTTTAATCCATCAATCTAAAATGGGCAAACTTACTCCTGAGCAATTTGCAATTAGCAATATGATTCAAGTAGAGATTATTGACATTGATTTTGACAAGGATAGGCTCTCGTTAGCATATAAGGGTTGATCATGGAGACAATTAAATCATGGCCTCCAGCATACCTCTCTCCAATTTCCGCACTTCAATTAAAAAATAGTCGTGGATATGATGTTATAGATTTTGCTGAGACATTATGCCGTATTACAGAAGATTCAATTGCAGGTAATGTAGGAGAGAAACTAGTCCTGCGTCCCTGGCAGAAAGAACTGCTAATAAATTTATATGCAGAAAACGAAGATGGCCTTCTAAAACATCGCCGTGCTTTGATTGGTATTCCTCGTAAAGCAGGCAAGTCTGCACTACTAGCGACTCTGGTCCTAGAGCAGTTATTGCTTGGCGTAAACGGTGGTCAGATTTATTCATGTGCTGCAGATAAAGACCAGGCTAAGATTATTTTTAAAACGGTAAAGCGAATGATTGAGTTAGAACCAGAACTCTCAGCAGTATTACAGACCTTCAGAGATGTAATTTATAATCCAGGTACAGGCACAATATATAGAGCCCTATCGTCAGAAGCGTTCACGAAAGAAGGTTTAAACTCTACATTTGTGGCATTTGACGAGTTGCATTCACAGCCAAATAGAGAACTTTATGACACTATGTCGCTTTCTATGGGTGCTCGTTTAGAGCCAATGCTTGTAGCAATCACCACTGCTGGAACGAAATATGACTCATCAGGTAAAGAATCCCTCTGTTTTCAAATGTATAATAGAGGCGTACAACTTGCAAAGGGTGAGGTTGAAGATCCTTCCTTCTTTTTCGCCTGGTACCAGGGTGATGAAAAACTTAATTACAAAGACGAAGATAACTGGAAGATTGCAAATCCATCATATGGAGATATATTATCTGCAGAAGATATGAAGTCTGCTTCACTTTTGACTCCAGAGGCTGAATTTAAAACCAAGAGATTAAACCTTTGGACTGACTCAGCCCAGACTTGGATACCAACAGACGCATGGGATGCATTAACTCTTAAAAACAGAGAACAGATTCCACAAGAAGATGTTATACTTGGCTTTGATGGATCTTTTAATGGAGACTCAACAGCAATAGTTGCCTGGTATTTAGGTGGAGAAAAGCCTCACTTAGATATCCTTGCAATTTGGGAAAGACCAGATGATGCAGATCAGACCTGGTTCATTCCTGTTGCTGAAGTAGAACAAACAATCATTGATGCTTATAGAAATCCAGACTATAGTATCAGAGAAGTTGTGTTTGATCCTGCAAGATATTCAAGAACTTTTATGTTGTTTGATGAAGAGGGAATGCCAGTGGTTTCATATCCAAACTCAGCAGAGCGTATGGTGCCAGCAACTGCCAAATTTTACGAGGCAGTTATGAATAACTCATTTACACACTCAGGCAACGAAGCATTAAATAGACATGTAGCAAACTCTATGACTAAGACTTCCTCAAGAGGACTTATGATTCAAAAAGCAAACAGCAAAAAGAAGATTGACGCTTGCGTAGCAGCAATCTTTTCTTATGATCGTGCAACAGTGCCAGTACCAGTAAAGCCTGTAGCAAGATTCTATTCACTATAAGGAGAAACATGAAAGCAAAGAAACCAGAAATTGATTGGTCATTAACAACAGAAGTTATTGGAGTAAGTCTTGCATCATACGGACTATTCTTAATATTTCCACCAATTAGTTTTATTGCTTTAGGTGGCTTTTTAATCTGGGTAACGGAAAAGGAATAACATGGCAATCGCAGGTATATACAATATCACAATGGATCAAGGTGCACAATGGACACTACAAGTTGTCTATGATAACAATAACGGAACTCCATTTGACCTGACTGGATACACTGCTCGTATGCAGGTTCGTCCTAAGTTTGGTGCTGATAATGCTGTGTTGACTCTTTCTTCTCCAAGTTCAGGTATTGTGATTACACCTTTGACAGGTACACTTAATTTAACTGCCACAACAGCACAGACTGGTGATATTGATGGTGGATTTTATGTTTATGATTTAGAGATTTCAAGTGGTGGCGTTGTCACTAGACTAATGCAAGGTAGCGTAACAGTAAGAGATCAGGTGACACTCAATGTCTAATGTTAATGTTACAGCCGTTACAAATGTAGTTACAGTTGATGAAGTCAACAATGTTGTTACAGTTACTTCACCTGGCTCACAAGGAGCAGTTGGTCCAACAGGAGCCACTGGCTCAACAGGACCGTCAGGCCCTGCAGGTGTAACAGGAGCAACTGGAAGTACTGGACCATCAGGTGCATCAGGATCCACAGGACCTTCAGGACCATCTGGTAGCACAGGAGCAACAGGTTCTACAGGAGCCACTGGCTCAACAGGAGTAACAGGCGATACTGGTCCTACAGGACCAACTGGAGTAACTGGCGACATAGGTCCAACTGGATCAACTGGAGTTACAGGAGATACAGGCCCTACTGGAAGTACAGGAGTTACAGGAGACACAGGTCCTACAGGACCTACAGGTGTCACTGGAGATACAGGATCTACTGGACCAACAGGTCCTACAGGAGTTACAGGCGATACTGGTCCTACAGGACCAACAGGCGTAACTGGAGATACAGGACCAACTGGTTCCACAGGAGATATTGGTCCAACAGGACAGACTGGCCCTACAGGAGCAACTGGTGCTGATGGTGGAGCCGTAAACTATTATGATTACCAAGCAAAGACCACAATAACAACAGGAGATCCTGGTAACGGTCATCTTATTTGGAACAATGCAACACAAGTTTCTGCAACACAAATAAATGTGAGCCACATAAATCAAGATGGCGTTGATATTGATATCTTCTTGGCATTGCTAAAGACAGACGACATTATAGTTTTACAAGACAAGAATGTTTCAGGCAATTATCAGAAGTGGACTATTTCTGCAACACCAGTTCCTCAAACAGGATATTGGGAAATTCCAACAACATTTATAACATCAGCAGGAACTGGAACAACTAACTTTTCTAACAATCACAACTTAATCTTTGTAGTAACTGCAGCAGGAGTCGTTGGACCAACAGGTGCCACAGGTCCTATTGGTGCAACAGGAAGTACTGGTCCTACAGGAGTAACTGGAGACACTGGACCTACTGGCCCTACGGGTGTCACAGGTGATACTGGACCCACAGGTCCCACAGGCGTTACTGGTGACACAGGACCTACAGGTCCTACAGGTGTTACAGGCGATACTGGACCAACTGGTGTAACTGGTGATACAGGCCCAACAGGGCCTACTGGTGTTACAGGAGATACAGGTCCCACAGGCGTTACAGGAGTTACTGGAGATACTGGTCCTACAGGACCAACAGGAGTCACAGGAGATACTGGGCCTACAGGAGTTACAGGTGATACTGGACCTACTGGAGTTACAGGCGAGACAGGACCT